GACATGAAGGTGCCGTTCTCCGGGTTGCGCCCGGCGATACAGAGCCCGTCGAGCTTTCCGGCCTCCACCAGGGCGCGCGTGTTGTCCAGCAGCGTCAGCAGGTTCTTGTGATGCGCCTCGGCGGCCTCATCCAGATGTTCCTGATGCGCCGCCAGGACACGTTCATACTCGGCGTTTTCCTCGGCGAGGGACTGGCCGGTGCCCAGACGCACGACATTATCGGTCACGCGGCATCTCCCAGCTTCGACTTGAAGAAGTCCAGCAACGCATCCGGCCCGGTCTCGCCGGTCTCGGCTTCGATTTTGGCCATGTAGGAGCGGATCGCGCGCGACTGCATCACGCTCACGCGCTTGAAGCCCAGTGCATCACCGACCGGGGCGGCCGTCTGATCGGTCTCCTCGATCGAGGCTTCGTTTTCCTTGCGCTGCTCTTCCACCGCCTCGCCGACATCTTCGGTGAAGAAGCTGTCATCGATCTCGCCCAGGTTTGAGAGCGAGAAGTCGAGCTCCTTGGCGTCAAAGCCCAGATCGCCAATCTCGATATTGGCCCCTGCCAGCTCGTCGGACAGCCGGCGCAGCTCGTCCTGGATCATGCCCTGGTCATACTCGGTCGAGGTGACCCGGTTATCCGCCAGACGCAGCGCATCTGCCTCGGCCTTGCTGAGATCCGAGCGCACAACGACCGGAACCTTCTTCAGGCCCAGATGCAGCGCGGCCAGCCGGCGGCCGTGACCGGCGATGATCTCACCATTGGTCCAGACCACGATCGGCTGGGTCCAGCCGGACTTCTGGATCAGCTTGGCGAGCTTCTCGACCTGTTCCTGGGGGTGTTTCTTGGCGTTGAGCTCGTAAGGAACCAGTTTCTCGGTTTCCCAGATCTCAATGGCCAGTGACGGGGCTTCAGTATTTGACAAGGGTTTACTCCTCAGCTCCGGCATCGATGGCATCGAGCTCGGCATTGATGTTTTCCAGTGATTCCGGATCGGAATTCGACGCGGCCGGCGCCAGGTGCGCGCTCAGCAAGAAGACCAGAGCATCCCCGGCGTTCGTCAGGTCGTCTGATGTCGTCAGGCCCTGCTCTTTCTGGGTGCGCGCAATCAGCGCTGTCAGACGCTCGGCATCGCCCAGAGAGCACTTGTAGCGCATCACGGTGTGCGTTTTGGCGGGCTTTTCGATGGGTTCTTCGTTTTCCTCTTCATTTTCAGAGGGTTTTTCGAAGGATTCATCAATATCCAGATCATCCAGCGCTATATCAGAAGCAGAGAAGATCGCTTGCAGATCGGTGTCACCATAAGGGAGGTAATCTTGCAGATCGTCAGCGCCGATATCCTTCAGGATTTCGCCCAGGCTGAGCGTGTCGTCGATCCCGTAGCGGGCATTGTCGATGACACCGATCTCTTTTGCGCGCCGGTCATCGATCGTTCCGAGATTGGCGATGGGCACTTCGGTATGACCCAGTTCGGCGGCCTGTTCCCAGCGGTGTTCACCGCCAATGATCTCGTAACCGCCCTGCCCTTCAACTTCCCGGACAATGATCGGCTTGAAGATGCCATTCCGCTTGATCGACTCGCGGATCTTGGCCTCGTTTTCTGCGCTCACCTGGTTCGAGTTCCAGGGGTTCTTGCGCAGCTCGCTCACCGACACGGTGAGATATTGAACTTCGGGCATCAACAGATATTCCGTTTAAGTAAGCAATTACTTATCATATAGACGAACGAAAGCTCCCATTGCAACCAAAAAGGAACCTTAGATTTGGCCAACATCAAAATTGCGAGGAACGCCGTCGCTGCAAAGCTGATCGACCCACCGCCCAATGTAGCGAATTTCGTCACCTCCCTGCTCTCCTATGAGGTGGAGTCAGGCGGCTTCGGTTCCTTCTCCGGCAAGAGCTCCTTTTTCAACGCAGCAACGGGCACATTCCCGGCGGGCTTTCTCAATGTTGTGCAGGCGGAGCTGACCAAGCTCGAACACACCGTTCACATCATCCAGAAACCGCATGCGGAACCGCTCGGCCCGGAGAACCCGATCGTCGATGAGTTCGGAAATGACGATCCTCGCTATGATTTCCAGATCAAAGCGCTGCGCCAGGTGGAAAAGCATGGGGCTGGCATCATTCGTGTCGCTACCGGCGGCGGTAAGTCGAAGATCGCTAAACTGATCATGGCGCGCTATCGGCGCATGACCCTGTTCCTGACGACGCGCGGAATTCTGCTTTACCAGATGAAAGACCAGCTGGATGACATCGGATTCAACTCCGGCGTGATCGGTGACAGTCAAATGAAGGTGGTGCGCGGTATCAACCTTGGCATGGTGCAGACCCTGGTCCAGGCGCTGGAAGAGCCCAGCCTCGATGTCGAGCACCGGGCCGTGGTGAAGTCGATCCATACCGCCAAGGACAAAGACGAGAACATGCCCTACGAGGAGATCGCCAAGATCGCTCAGGAGCGCTTCGACAAGAAGGTGCGCAAGCGCAATGCCATCATCAAGTTCCTGTCGATGGTCGAGGTTGTGATCGGGGAAGAGGCCCACGAGGTTGGCGGCACCTCCTATTACGAGATCCTGCGCCACTGCAAGAATGCGACGATCCGGGTTGCTCTGACCGCGACACCGTTCATGCGCTCCTCTGCAGCCGACAACATGCGCCTGATGGCTGCCTTCGGCCCGGTGCTGATCGACGTGTCCGAGGATCTGCTGATCTCCCGCGGCATCCTGGCCAAGCCCTATTTCAAGTTTGCCGATGTCGAGCCGCATGAAAAGCTGCGCAAATCATCGCCCTACGAGCGCGCCCTCAAGTTCGGGTTCACGGAAAACCCGAATATGCACGCCGAGATCGTCAAGGATTGTCGCATGGCCGCGACGTATAAGCTCCCTACCCTGCTGCTGGTGGCCAGGAAGAACCACGGCGAGCTGCTCCGGAAGGTGCTGAAGACCAACGGGCTGCGCTTTGAGTTCCTCCGCGGCGAGGATGACATGAAGAACCGCAAGGCCCAGATCCAGAAACTCGTCTCCGGCGAGCTGGACGGCATTATCGGCACCACCATCCTCGATGTCGGTGTTGACGTGCCTGCAGTGGGCCTGGTCGGGCTCTGTGGCGGTGGCAAGGCAGAGGTTGCCCTGCGCCAGCGCATCGGCCGCGGCCTGCGTGCCAAGAAGAAAGGCCCGAACATCGCGTTCATCGCCGATTACAGCTGCAACCTGAACACCTACCTCCGGGAGCACCAGGGTCAGCGCAAGCGCATCGTTCAGCGCACGCCCGGCTTTGCCGAAGGTATCCTGCCTGATGGCCAGGATTTCGATTGGTCGCTCTTCTCCGAAGCAAAAGCCGCCTGATAGCTAACTAGCTATGTGCCTAAAAAGTCACATAGCTAGAACTTCTCCGGAAATGTAAGCAATCACTTATCTCTCCGTTATAAGTAAGTCAGCACTTACTTAAACAAGAGAGCCCAATATGAACCTTCCCGATATCGTCGTCTTCTGCGGAAATCCCAACTCAGGCAAAACCACCGCGGCCGAGCTGCTGCATGAAGCCTTTGGATATGAGCAAGTGGATGACGGCCTGCCCATGCGCGAATTCGCCGTCAAATGGTTAAACCTGACAGAAGACCAGGTGTTCACCCAAACCGGCAAATCCGAAGTCGTCAACCTGCTGGGCCGCGAGGTTGAAGCGCGCGAGATCCTCGGAGAGCTGGGCAATGCGCTGGAAGAGAGGTTCGGCGGCGACATCATCCCGCTGATGGCCTACAACCAGATGAAGCCCGGCACCAAATACGTGCTCGCCTCCTGCCGCCGCGAGCAAGGCCATTACTGGGCCGATCTGGGCGCCACCGTGATTGAGATCGACAATCCCGAAGCCGGCCCCTCCAAATACGAATTCGACACCTATTCCAAAGCTGCCGTGCATCACACCGTCCTGAATGACGGCCTGGCCGAAGGTCTGCACGAAGACGACGCCCTCCTCCGCCTGCTGGAGCGCATCTCGGACGTAATCGAGCAATGACGATCCAGGTCTATTTCGAAGACCGCCTGGTTGGTGAGCTTCAGGGTGCAAATCCTGAAGCCGCCGAGGTCGCGTTCATTGAGGAAACCGCGAGCACCCTGAAACACGGCCCCGATGTGGCCAGTATGAGCAGCATGCTCTGGCTGCCTACATCCCGGCGCTTGTGCGAGGTCGCGCTGGACCGTATCGAGAAGCTGACCGGTCGGGCGGAAATGACCATCCGTGAGGCGCGCAAGATTCATCGGATTCCGGATTATGCCGAGTCCGAGACGATCCGAATGGAGTCTATTCCCTCTGACCGACTTCGGTTCAGTTGGAATGTGCT